ATAGCGGCGGGTTACTTCTTCTGCAAAGTCCCAGGTGGTTGCGCCGCCGGTGAGCATTATTTCGTCGAAGACGTAGAGGTTTTGGTCGTGTTTGACGGCGACGATGCCGCTCATTGGGTCCACGTTGAAGTCAACGCCTAGGAGTAGAGGTTGGATGGAGATGTCTTTTGCGGTGGTGGATATGTTGTCGTCGGAGAAACTTACGGCGACTAGGCCGGTGAGGTTCTCGAAGCTGGCTTCAAATTCTTGGCGGAAGGTTCGTTGGTCTAGTTGTGCGCGGGCGGCTTCAACTTCTGTGGGGCTGACGTTGCCACCTTCGATGGTTGTGAAGCTCCAGCGTTGCCATAAATCGCTGGTGTCTTCTTCGACGAAGCACCATAAGTCGTAAAACCAGCTGGCGGTGCCGTCGGGGGTTGAGATGAATAAGGCCCAGCCTTCTTTGTCGGCTAAGGCGGGTCTTATGACCTCGAACCAGACCTCAGCGTCCATAAATGCGGCTTCGTCGAGGACTACTCCGCTGAGGCTGCGGCCACGGAGGGCCATGGCGTTTTCGGTGCCTTTTAGTTCGATTGTTGAGTCGTTTATTAGGTCCAGGCGGAGGTCGGTTTCGTTCTTTGTGCGGATGTATTCCTTGGGAACGATCTTTTTTAGGGTCTTCCAGGCGATGTCTTTCGCCATGCGGTAGGTGGGAGCGCAGTAAAAGAAGGTTTCGCCGGGGCGTTCCAGGGCTTTGGTGAAGAGTTCGATGCAGGAGAGGTAGGACTTTCCGAAGCGGCGGCCTGCTACGAGGACTCGAAATCTATTTTTTGCGCTGAATACTTCGCCTTGCGCGGGGCGAAGGCTTAGGTCGAGTGTTTTTGTCGCCAAAGAGCGTATTTACTCGGGTTTTTCGATCTTAACGTGAATTTCGGGTAATGTGCTACTTACTTCTGGTTGGTCACAGCCGACCATACGGGCCAGGGAATCGAGGACGTTTGCGGCGGTTTGCATTTGGCCGCGTTTGATAGCTGAGTTGTAGAGGCGTGAGCGCATTGAGAAGATTCGGGAGGCCATTTCCTCGCGTTCGCGATCAAAATCTTCGCGATTTAGCGCTTGGACGGCTTTCCAGTCGCGGAATGCGGTGGCGCGTCCCACCTGTTCTTTTGATGCGTGGTCGAGAACAAGTTGGAGGGCAGGAAGTCCTTCGAGTTGGCGGCGATACAGCCGCATGATGCGTGCTTCCTGGATGTCCTTCGGGTTCTTAGGACCACCGAATCGTTTTACTTCTTTGGGTTCGGCGGTGTTTTCATCCATAGCAAAAGGCACGACCTTTTCGGACACATTAGCAAGTTATATCGCCGGAGATATAGGTGCTTTTTAAATAGGGGGGTGTGCTACATTGTGTTTGTTCTTCAACCCCTGCCCCCCGGTAGCACAATAGAAAAGTTTGGCGGTATTTATTTAAGTTCCCCGCAAACCGCTAGGGTATGTGCAAATTGCTACCCCACCCCGTTACATGTAGCACATAGATTTGTAGCACAACAACAGACAGGGTGGCAGGATGTAGTATAATAAAGAGGTGAGGGGGAGAGGCTCAGCCCTTACCCTCACTAACAGATCCGGCCATTTCAGCCTGATGTGTGCTACAATAACTACAGTTCAAAGGAGGCAACCGACCAAACCGCACCAAGTCGAGCCACGGCACGCAAGCCGAAGCGGCGACAGATCCGGACTCAGGCGATAGCCTCCGGCGTCCCACCGCAAACGGACATCCACGCCGAAGCTCGTTCACGCTTCACGCTTCGCACCTTGAAAACCTGGGAAAGTCTTTCCCTACATAGTCGGTACAGCTTCACCCACCAGGGGGAGCGTGAACGGCAAACCTTGTTCCTTCTCTTTCTTGTCATGAAAAAAGAAACCAAAACGAGATACTCAGGACTCGCGGCTTGTCGTGTGGATCTGCACTGCAACTCCTACAGCGACGAGAGCCAGATCACCGTCCGTGATACCAACACGGGCGATTCCCTGGAGATCGAGGGCATGACGAACACGGCCCTACGTAGCGCTGTGTTTAGTTTTGTCGATTACCAGGGGTATCGCAAGGACAACGCGGAAGCGGTCCAGTTCTTGCGGAAGCTCTCCGAGCACGTAGCGAAAGCTCTTGAAACGGAGGCAGCATGAGGCATCCCTTATCTGCCGTCATCGCCGGAGTCATCTTCGGCGGTGGCTTCTCCCTGGCTTTCGTTGAATCCCTTGCTCAGTATCCGACCCAGCACAGCGGCACACAGCCGGTCACTGTTCACACTCTGCGGAGTTGGCAGTGATGGCCGTTCAGGTTTGGCGGGGAATTCCCGCCGCGGGTGGCTTGGGATGGCTGACTGTTGGCCGTCCTAGGTCACGGGCAAGCGCTGAGGCTTTCCTCGGGAAGCTCCAACGCATACGTCCCGACTATCGCTACAGGTTGGAGCCTACGGGCTCCGATTCTGTAACTCGTTCTCCCTTTGATCTGTTCATTTAATGGCTACTTATTCAATCGTGCGTTTCTACGCTCCAGGGCAACACAAAAGAAACCGGGTAATCCGCAGAGGCTTAAGCCTTGAGGAAGCCCAGTCACACTGCAAACATCCATCAACCCGCAAGCCGGAAGAATGGTTCGACGGTTACACGGAAGAGTGACACTTCAAACGTTCCGCAACGTCTCACGCTTCCAGGTATTCGTACCTGAGAAGCGGGGATGGTTGCGCTATCGGCCCAGCTGGAATGAGCCGGGGGTGTGGCACTGCGAATTTGCAGAGCAGGATGGTTCTAATGAAAAGCGCAAGCTAATCACCGCCGCTTACGCGGAAGATGTATGGCTCCGCTACAGATCCATGAAAACTTGTGAAACTACTTTTTTCTCATAATGTATTTCGACCGTTTCGACATTTGCGAGGCCCATTACGTGTTCGCCATGCTTTGGCATGGCGGCATGGGGTCCAAGCTTTACAGCAAATTCGCTCAATTTGAGCGAATCCGATTTAGTCCCAGCCCGCTGCTCTGCGGTCCTGAGGACTTAACCGAGAACGCCCGCGATATTTACAACCAACTGGTTGCAAAGCACTGCGGAGATGCCCTGGGTTGACCAGGGCTCTTTTCTTATATGGCTTCTTGTGCTGCAGTAGTGTCTACGCTGACGAGCCAGTAATAGGCGTCGTGATCGTGGCCGCGACCGACGACGGTGCACGGGCCAGAGAAGAATCCATCCTTCCGCATTAGGGCACACGCTGCGTTGTAGTGATTCTCTTCGGCGGTTGAGCCGTAGTGCCAGTTAATGGTCACGCTCCAGGTAACCTCAGAGTCGCGCTTGTGCGTTGCTTTGATGCGGGCTTGGCGGTGGTTAGTAGGGCCGAGGAAACGGGTTTTAATGATCGGACCAAGGAACATTGGTGTTTTGGGTGAACTGGTGCTACCGTAGCACAGTAATTCGCATTCAACACCCATGAGCGAAATTCTCCAAATAGAAGATGTGGAGGTCATCCGCTACAACAATGCGGACCAGGTAGACATCCGCATTACTGCGATCGTTGATGATCTGATCCAGGTCAGTCCTGCTGTGTTCTACCCACCGGGCGTTTCGTGCCCTGCGGAGTTCGGACCAGGTAAAGCAGAGACCGTCGTAACGATTGAGTTCGATCAGCTCGACGACGCTGACTGGGAGGTGATCGGCTGATGAAACGTTCCAGCGAACAGCTAAAAACTCAACAAGAGCTGGCCAAGCGCTTGCTTGATATGGGGTTGAAACCCGCCGATGTCGCAGCCACGCTCCAGCGAAAGTATGGGGTGAGCAGAGCAACGGCTTACCGTGACGTTGATAACGCTGACGTGCAGCGGGAAGCTGAAGATCCGAAGCTGGAAGTAGAGCCCGTTCCAGCGATCAGCTTTGAAGACCGCGATGCGCTGATGCGGATGACGCGCCAGCTGCTGATTGATGCGTTCCAGGCTGGCAATGTGCAGGACTATGCACGTCTTATCCGTGAATACGAAAGACTCGCCCGCATGGGTGGGTTGTCTCACGAGCAATGAGATTCTGTCTCACACCAAATCGTTCCATCTTAAAAATGACCTACTTTCCAAATCGCTTGACCGGTGATGCTCCCGCCTTGTCTACGGACCAGGGGTGGGAGCCTGTAACTCGCTGGACTCGTGCCAGCTCAAATGGACGTCTTATCCGCTGTTCTTATTGCGGAAACACGACGCGCGTCTACCACTTCTCGTGGTGTGCGGTTACGTGCCAGGGCTGTAATCGCATGGTGGATAAGTATGAATGGAGCCAGGAAAAGTGAAGCAACCTAAGTCCTACTACTTCAAAGAATGCGGGATGACTCTTTGGCTTACGTCCCAGCAATATCTATCGCTTAGGCAGGCATTCTTAGACCTCGCAGAGATGGGCAGTCCTGTAGCGGCTGCCCGCTTACATGGATTCGGTCCACCGCCTAACCAAGAGGGCGATCCGCGACGTAGCGGTTGAAAAACTGCTTCAAACGTTCCAGGGGCATATTTAGTCCCTGGGCTTGAACCGCCACGTTGTACTGACCGGTGTATAGCCGTTCCAGGGCTTCTTCTAGCTCTTTAGCGCTTCTTGGGCCTTGTATAGGCTCATCCTCTCTAGCCATTGACACTCCGCCCCACGTAATTCTAGCTCACTTAGCAAGCGCACTTGCGGGGCTCCGCTTCGACGGGCCACCACAATGGCTCCGCTTTTGGGCTGTAAGTCAGTCAGAGACTGGAGTCCCAGGGAATACGCTCCGGCCTGACAAATGTAATTAGACAACATTGCTTCACTTCTGGCGTTAACGCTGGTTTTCCAGTCAGCGATGCAGAGCGTGCCGTTTAGGTCGATCAGAGCGTCTGCCGTTCCAGCCCAGCCTCGCGGGTCGTGGATGGAGAACTCGACGGCGTGGATGGCCGTTACGTTGTCTCCGATCCAAGCCCGTAGACCTCGGGCGTAGCCAGAAGCGCTCCAGGAGACCCTAGGAGCCCCTTGGATCGCCTTTTCGATTGCCCAGCTAGTGATTCCCTTTGGAGCACGTTCCAGGCCGTCATTTCCAGTCCTCCAGCTTCCTCGCTTGTTTGCAGAGTTTCGAGCCAGCTTTGCTGCCGTCTTGAGGACATATTCCGCGTGATCGTGCGCCAAAGTACCCCGCTGACAAGCAATGTCGCGCTCAGCGGGAGCAGTGGGTCTTTCAAGCCAACGGTCCAGGGCATCTTTTTGCCATTGAGGTGAGGTTTCCTTGAGTATGTGGGTGACGGAGGCGTAGGTGTTGCCTCGTTCATCTCGGTACACGCGATGCGGACCAGAGTCGTCACGTTCCAGGGTCCAGCGGCGTAATCCCGCTAGTGCGTTTTGGTTATCAACTGCGGGCAATGTGGGGCTCTTAAATTTGATTAAGTGTAGAGCGGACTTACGGACGGTCCTGCCTTAATAACGGCCCATTGGGGACTATTAGACCCTGGTACCACCGCTATTCCTAGACTGGAACCCTGCTTCTGCAATCAATAACACATTTCAGAAACC